ATCTTTTATATCCAGATTTTCTCGAAGTAATATACGAGATATTTCAATATATTTATCCAAGTCTCTTTGCAAATCAACAATTTTTTGTCTTTGTTCAGCAACCATGTCTGACCATTCGGATTCATCCAAAGCGAGTGTTTTCATAATAGAAGCATTACTTAAATCCATTACTTGTTTCATTGCTTTACAAGTTTCCAAATCAAAACCATTAACTTCACCTTCACGAAGATTTAAATCTTTTATTTTTTTAATTTTTCCTGTCCAAGTATTTTCACCTTTTTTGGCATTTTTATTATGCTTTAAAGATATACAACTGTCTTGAGCAAGGCTTGTAATAACAGAAGTAATTTTACCTTTACTTTCTTGCAGGGATTTAATTGTTGCCGAGTTACGCTCAATATTGGAAATATCACTCATAAGTTTTGCAACAGTATCATCAATTTTTGACTGTTGTAAAAAACCACGAACAATAGAAATAGCAGAAGAAGTACGCATCATATCTTCGTTAGCATCTTCACTAGAATCAAGAATTCCTAACAATTGAGAATATAAAAATGGTTGGTCGGCGACATCCTCCTTTTCAAAAGGATCATAACTAAGTAATCGAATAACATCGTTTTTATTTTTCAAAAAACTGTCATATGTATCTAATCCTGCGTGAGATTCAATAAGTTCTTCCTCAGTAGTTGATTCTTTAGGAGTTTCATTTTCAGATGTATTATTATCAAAAATATCTGAATCTTTAAATGTTAGAGTGTTATATTGTCCCATAGCTACATTCTTTACATATGAATAATAACCATTAGAACGAACTTTTCCTGAAGCTAAATTTTCCGATTCTTGAATACTAGAATCCCATAATTTTGACAAAAAAGGCTTATTAAGATACCTCATTGTTTCGATTACAGAGTTCTTATCAGGCTCATGCTCAACCTTATCCTTCCCAATTCTAAGGGCTATCTTCCTTGCACAGTCCTTACAAATTGGAGTAAGACCACTTTTATTCATTGGATCTGTACTTACATAAAATTTATCCCTTGCTTTATGTGTATCACACATGTAACACCAAGCACCTTCTTTAAGTGACTTGATTTTCTCTTCTTGTGTTTCAACTTTTTTCTTTAATTGTGCAGCCGTTAATTTTGTAGGC